ATATACCTGACTTGCAGGCTTCGCGGTTCCAGTCTGTTGTGCCGATCACATTCCAATCCCAATGGCTTTTCGCGTCAGGGTGACCCGCGTGCCACTGGTGGAAAAACTCGCCGGTGCAGAAGCAGATGGCATCTGCGCCAAAATCTTTGGGGTCAATGTTAATATCTTCGCCCTTGACCGTATGACCCGCGTTTGAGTGCCACGACCAGCGGTCGTTTTTGCGACCATGCGCGCCAGCAAGCTGCACCTTAAAGGTGCTTCCGGCTTTCTCAACAAGCCATCCACCAGCGTAGTCGATGAGTTTGATGTTGGCGATCAAGTCGCCCTTGGTGCCTTTTGTGAAATCGAATACTTTCATGTCCGTGTTTCCCTTGTTTGTGTCTATAAATTACATATAGAATCTTGCTAGCAACTTTGCAATACCTTTGCTAGCAAAAAATTACCCTTGATAAAAATAATTGCTAGCACTATGTATGGGGAACGACTAGCAACCCTGGGGGAAAGATGAAACAGAAGAAAGAGCAGTGGAACCACCGCATCAAGTGTGAGCTTGCTGACGGCATGCGCGTTCTGCAAACCAATCGGGCAAAGATGGATGGGCAAGACCCAACCCTGCGCGATCTCACAGAAGAAGCAATCTTCTTCTTTCTTAACTTTAACGGCATCAAGATCCGAGACCAAGTATGACAGTCTTTGTCGGCATAGACCCAGGCTTCACTGGTGCGATTGCATTCTACTGGCCCGACAGCAACAGCGTCGAGGTCTATGACATGCCGGTCTATAAAAATATTAAAGGCAAGACGGAGCTAAACCTGTACGAGCTGCACGAAATACTTAAACCAGAAGGCGATGAACCGCACCACGTTATCTTGGAGCAGGTTGCCGCCATGAGAGGTCAAGGTGTCAGCAGCATGTTCCGTTTCGGCCAGTCCTACGGCGCCACGCAGATGGCTGTTGCAGCGCACAAGCTGCCAATGACAATGGTCACGCCGGCCAAGTGGAAGTCATACCTTGGCCTCAACAAAGACAAAGGCCTCAGCCGATCTCTCGCCAGCCAAAGATGGCCTGCGCAGGCTGACCTGTTTAAACGTGTCAAGGATGATGGCAGAAGTGAGGCCTGTCTCTTGGCCCTATATGGAAAGCTAACAGCATGAACGGTTTTGAAAAGCACGGTATCAAGCACCTGTCAGCATCGTCAATCAACCTCTGGACTAACGCGCCAGACGTTTGGGTTGCGTCATACCTATTCAAGAAACGCACACCTATGGGCGCCGCTGCAATGCGTGGCATCTGCACAGAAGAGGCCGTTGCCAACACGCTGACCGGCAAGCTGCACAAAGCCGGCGCTCTTGATCAGGCATTGGAAAAATTTGACAGCATGTTCTTCATGGCCGACGAAAAGATCACCAAAGAGCGCGCCATGATTGAGCCGTGCATGGAGCTAACGCTTCAAGAACTTGAGCATTACGGAAAGCCCGAGTTCCCTGAAGATGGGCAAACAAAGATCAGCATTACAGCCAAGACAGATGACTTTGAGATCCCTGTGATCGGATACCTTGACTTTGTATTCCCCGATCATGGCGTTGTCATCGATCTTAAAACAACAGGCCGCATCCCAAGCAAGATGTCGGCAGAGCATCAACTGCAACGCGCGATCTACCAGAAGGCCCGAGGCAACCAAGTGGTCAAGTTTCTTTATGTGTCATCAAAGAAAACAAACATGCTTGAAGACGGCGATCCAACAGAGATTCTTGGCAAGGCTAAAAAGCAGATCGCTCGGCTTGAAAAGTTCCTGCGCGCAGGCAGCGCGGAAGATATTAGAGAGGTCATACCCGTCAACCCTAACTCGTTCTACTGGAACGGGGCAGAAGATCTGCGGGAAGAAATGTATGGCATCTAATCCCAGCGCAGGGTTACGCGCACAACAACTCCAACAATCAAACAACGTAAAGGATACAAAATGTTTGAAATAGATCTAGGGGCATCAGGCTCCGATATTAACACATTCCTGCAATGGTCAGCTAAAGGAACAGAGGACGGCGCTGTCCGAGCCAAGCAGTTCTACACCCGTGACGGTGGAGCAAAGGTTGAGTTTGAAGCTGCAAGCACAACCGGGTTTATTCTTGACTTGCAAAGCCTCAAGACAGGTTGGCAAAGGTCGGACGGGATGGTCGGCGTGGCTCCAGAATGGAAGTGGAACCCGAGCGTTAGTCAAATGATGGGCAAGCCTGGAGATGATTACAAGAAAGGCTTCTCGGTTAAGTGTGCTATCGGTGGCGGCAAGGTCGCCATGTGGGAGCAGGCAGGCGCCGGCGTTTGGGACGCTCTTACAAGCCTTGCACCAGAGCTTTCTAAAATTCCAGAAGGCAAAGCAGCAAAGCTCAAACTTATTGATGCAAAAATTGTTAAGTATACTAAAGGCGGTACATGCGTACCAATTTTTGAGGTCAGTGCTGTAGACAAACCAGACTCCCTGAAAGAAGGTGTCGCCGCAGGAATAGCAGTCGAAGAAACTGCAACCACACCCGCACCAGCACCAGCTCCTGCTGACGCAGAGTTTTAAATGAAAAAAGCCCAGCGGTCATAGCCGCTGGGCAGTTCAGGGGAGGATACAATGAAAATGGAAGTGGAAGAACAAATGGAAATGGCTCCCAAGACCGAAATCATTAAGCAGTTCATAGCACAGATTACAGAAAATTGGAACACTGTCGGTCAACCGCTGATAGAGATACGTTCTATATCGCAATCTGGATCAGCAAACGCTGCAAGATTTGCACTAAAAGACATAGAAGACGCAGCGCAACACGCCCAAGCAATGAACGCCGCCAAGCAAAACATATACATGTGCATCAATCCAATTGATCCAATCATAGAAATACCGGCAGGCCAGGCAGCCAAAGACACAGACATCCTTGCAGCATTCTACTGCTTTGCAGACGCAGACACTGCCGGCGCAATGGAAAACATCCTGTCTTTCGCCGGCCCAAAGTTCACGATGTCGATCAAGACAGGCACAACGCCATTCGCCAGAGGCCACGCATACTGGCGCCTGGAAGAGCCGGTGAAAAACCTGAAAGCATGGCGTGACGTACAAAAAGCAATCGCCGCATCACTCCAAACAGACGCGGCAGTCGTAAACCCTAGCAGAATCATGCGCGTGGCCGGCACAGTCTCATGGCCAAACCAAAAGAAACAGGACAAAGGCTATGTCCCAGAGCTGGTCACAATGCGAACAGAGTTCTCAACAAACAGAGAGCCAGTAGAGTTTGAACGCATGATGAGAGCCTTCCCAAAGGCAGAGCCACAGGCTGCTAGCACAATCAACATAGACCTAGGCCAGCAGGCAATGGACAGGCAGATGGCAGTCCAAGATGTGCTAGCAGGAGAAGACTGGCACAGAAACATGGTGCGCCTAGTAGGATCATACGTCAACAAAGGCCTAGCAGACGAAGAAATCCACGCGATCACGGACAGCTTTACGCTCGGCGGATACACAGTAGAAGAAACAAGGGCAGAAGTGCAGAAGGCAATTGACGGCGCCAGAAACAAAGGATGGACGCCACCACCTGATCCAGCAGCCGAGCGCATGGAGCAGCAAAACCAAACATTGCAGATAGCCACAGAGCCAACACAGAGCCACACAGAGGCCGATACAGGCAATGATTGGCCCACGCCCTACGAAATGTTTGATGCCCTTACGCTGCCGCGCAGGGAGTGGGTGTATGGATATGACTACATCAAGAAGTATATCAGCGTAACAGCATCAGCCGGCGGCATAGGCAAGACATCAGCAATCATCGTGGAAGCACTGGCAATATCAACAGGCAAAGACCTGCTTGGCGTCAGGGTCAAAGAGCAATGCAACACATGGGTCATAAATTTGGAAGATCCGATCTCAGAACTTCAAATGAGAACCATAGCAGCCATGCAGCACTACGGCCTCAAGCCAGATGACATCAAAGGCAAGCTGTTTATGGATGGTGAGGACACCATGCAGATCACGCTGGCAGCAGAAGGCAGAGATGGCCTGATACAAAACGATGAGCTGCTGGCATTCATGATCCGCAAGATTAAAGAAAACCGCATAGGTGTTGTAATATTAGATCCATTCATATCAGCCCACCTGGTCAACGAGAACAACAACGGAAGCATCCAGGCAGTCGTATCAATGCTTAGAAAGCTGGCAAGAGACACAAACAGCTCAGTCCAGCTCGTGCATCACATCCGCAAAGGCAACGGAGAAGACGCAACCGTGGACTCAGTGCGCGGTGCAGGCAGCCTGATCGGTGCAGCAAGAGCAGCAAGAGTAATTAACAGAATATCGCCAGAAGACGCAATGGCACTCGGCGTGGACGAACAAGAAGCACTCGGCATATTCCGCCAGGACGATGGAAAACAAAATCTGGCTCCACCATCCGACAAGGCAACATACCGCAAGATGATCTCAGTCGAGATCGCAAACGGAGAGCATATCGGTGTAGCCACAGAATTTAAGCTGCCTGATCTGTTCGACGGCGTGACAACCAAAGACCTGTACGATGTCCAAAGAGCAGTCGGTAAGGCAGAGGAAGACGGCAAGGCATACCGATCAGACATCCGAGCAAAAAGCTGGATCGGCAATGCAGTCGCAGAGCAGCTAGACCTCGACACCGATAAGCCAGGAGACAAAGCAAAGGCCAAGGCAATTGCAAAGAAATGGATCAGCACAGGCAACCTCAAAGTCGCAGAGATAAGAGACAGCCGAAGCGGAAGAGATGTGCCGTGCGTGGTGGTCGGGGAGTGGGTCAATTGGGAGGAGGTTTGATGCTGTATCCACACTTCCACAGTTGTTTTTTTGAACTGTGGACGAACTGTGGAACTGTGGAAGAAAAGGCCACAAATACTTCCACCACAGTAGTTGTATGTATATGCATACTACTGTGGTGGAATGTGGATTATATCAAACTGTGGTGATTTAACTGTGGAGATGATGATGACAACGCAGAAGCCTCGGAGGCCAAGGCGCCAAAAGAAGGCAGACAGAATATTCAACCCGCAAGCGCATAAGGATCAAATCATGTGTGACTACGCAATAGCGCCAATGGATCGGCTGGCAATACAGATGGACACAAAGTGGGGCATCGACATGTTGCCAGAATTAGTGAGCGTCGAAACAGCACAGAAGTACGGATCGGCAATGGCAAAGATGAACAAGGCTATCGAAGAAAACAATCCAGAAGAATGTAAGGTCAGAGCAGAAATCGTCGTAAGAGGCCTCAAGGCAATGGACGCAGAGGCAGAGCGTCTTGGCGCACAGAGAGCATCAACAGACATCTGGGAGATGGAACTGGATGGCGAGACGTTTGGCATCATGAAAGACGGAAGGTCGTGGCAGAAGATCAAAGAGCAACGGCCAGACCTAGAGCTGCTTACGCTCAGAGAGGTGGCCTTGGCATACAGGCACTTTAGAGATCACAAGGCAGGAGAGTTCGAGAAGGCAGTCAAAGAATCATTCCCAGCAGCAGAGATGATCGACATCAAAGCAAGGCCAAAAGTGTTTGATGATGACATTCCATTCTGATAAAAAGTAATTGCCCGTTGAGCTGCTTCCACCTGTTTCCACAGCTCAACACTCAACAACTGGCCCAGCATTATTGCGCTGGGCCTTTTTTGTGCTATGATCCCAAAAAACACATGAGGCACACATGGCAAAGAAACCAATCAAAATTGACGCCGAGCTGATGCACAAGATCGCTGACCGCTTGGCAGTGGGCGAGACGCTCAAGAACATTCTCAAGTCAGCAAGCATGCCGACATACCAAGGTGTGATGCAAGCTGTGCTGCGTGATGATGAGCTGTATGAGATCTATCGAAGAGGTAGGGTCATGCAGTCAGAGTATTTCACTGACCACATAAACAACCTGGCAGTCTCGCCATTGCCTACGTTTGAGGACAACAGGCTGGCTAACGCAGAGGTTCAACGGCGTAGGCTGGAGATAGACACGTTGAAATGGACGCTAGCACGGAACATGCCTTGGGGTGTAAGGGACAAGAAGGAAGACCAACCACAAGCCCAGACGTTCACAATCAGTTGGGCTGGTGGTGATGTCGAGGTCAATACAGCCGAGGTTGTGCCTGACCAAAAGGAAGAGCGAGTGACCAAGCATTGATGTCGGATCTTGTGTATACAACACATCCTGTCGTTGACAGCTACGCGCGTGAGAACAACACATATGAATATGTGAATGTGTTGTGGGCGAGGCAGGGCAGGCACAACATCTTGTGGTTTGCGTTTGATGCATGGCAGTCTCGCATAAAATCTACAGTAACAACAATGGCTTGCGTTCTATTTAACATAATAATACTTATGGCACTACGGATAAGCCATGCGTTTTGCGCAAACCGACCCCCCCACCCCCCGCAAAACCGCGCGCCCTTATACCGCTATATTATACCGGAGCTAGAGACACTTTGACTTACGCTCTGTCTCCTTCGCAGCAAGCCGTCCTGGGCCACATAGAGGCCTTGAGGGACAGCGTTGTTACCAGCCGCAGCGCCTCGGAGCAGATTGAGTCGGCAATATTGCTTATTGATTTGTACGAAGCTATCCTTGAGAGTAACGGCATATTGATATTCAAAGATCAGAAAAGGGTGACTGAGCATTGACGCACATTGAGATTCCTTATGAGCCGAGGGAGTTGCAGTTAAAGCTGCACAATGAGATGTCTTTGAAGCGTTGGGGCGTTGTTGTTTGCCACCGGCGGTTTGGCAAAACGGTCTGGGCGATCAACCATGTTTTGCGCGATGCCTTAATGTCTGGGAAAGAGAACCCCCGGTATGCCTATATGGCGCCCACCTATCGTCAGGCGAAGAATGTTGCTTGGGATTATATAAAACAGTTTGCTGGGAAGATCCCGAATGTTCGGTTTCACGAGACTGAATTGCGTTGTGATTTGCCTAATGGCGCTCGGATTTCTCTTCTTGGCGCTGAGAATCCAGACAGCTTGCGGGGTATTTATCTTGATGGTT